TTCTGAAACCTCAACAGTGCTACGAGGCTTCCCGCCTAGCTTAGCGGCTCTGTTTACCAGACCATTAGAAGAGTTTGCAACCTTCTCTGCTAGTTTATAACCACCGGCTCCTAGACCGCCTCCGAGTACACCTCCTACACCTATTCCCAAAGCGGCTCCTTTAAGACGAGACTCAAAGTCTTCACCCGTACCTAGTCCAGTTAAGCCTGCTTGTGTAGCTCCTGCCGCTCCTGCTCGTAAAGCTGTCTGACCCGCAGTAGCTCCCCTACCTCCTACACCGAAGGCTAGTTGCCCTGCCTTACCAAACAAACCACCGAAAGGTAAAGTAGCTACACCGCCAGTTACCTGACCACCTAAGTAAGAACCAAACTGCTCTTCCTTGTACTGCGCCAACAATGCATTTTCTTCGTCTTTCTTGGTTGTATACAAGTCACTGAAGCTCTGACCACTTGGGTTGTCCATTAGATACGAAGCCGCCGCACTAGCACCTGCTTTAATTTCATCAGCAAATTCAAAAGTAGCCCCCTGTACCATACCACGTCTAAATGCTTGTCCCGCTGTGACTTGTTCAGGAGCATCCGAAAGTTCTATAAATTTAGCGGCTTTTGCATTATATTCTTCAGAGCCTTTTTTATCGGAATTAGCCAAAAGCCAGCTTTTTAACTGTTTTTTAGATTCAACGCTTTCAGTGTTATTACCTTCATCATGTAGGTTTAAGAACAACTGACCTTTCTGTGCATACTCGTCAGTTCCTTTTAAAGCCTCATTAGATAATAACCAACCTCTAACGTCCTCTAAAGTTTCTTGTCCTGTTAGTGACATATTACCGTCCTCTAGGATTTACATTCTTTTTCGTTTTAGTAGGTGTGTCACCGTCTGTATCGCCACCACCTAGTAGTTCATCTAAACGTTTTTGGTCATAAGTGGGACGAGTCTCGTCTTCAGAAATACCTGAAATTTTAGCTTTTAACTCTTCAGACATTACCGTAGAGTTAGTGTAAAACTCTATTAGTTTTTGTTCTAAATCTAAAGGAGGCACGCCACCGTTTTCTTTAATAAGCCTGTTCTGCTCTGCCATTATTTTCTTTTTAAACTCGTACTGAGCATCATAAACTTCCAACAAAAGTTTGTTACCCGCTACTGATTTTCTGAGGGTGGGTACTGTAGATTCAAGGAAAATCAAGTCTCTGTTAGAAGTAGCACCGGGTAAACCCATGTCTGAAGCAGGGTTTCTAACCAATAAAGCAAGCTGACTACCTAAAGCCTCAAATACTTCCGCTTCTTTTAAACCTTTAAACTCTACATCAGGAAATAACGATTGAGCAAAACTCTTCGCTGACTTACTTACACCTGCTAACGCGCCGGTAGTTAATCCGGTATCTAACAACTCACGCATTGTGTCCGTTTTACCTTTCAAACCAGCCGCTGACGAAAAAGATTCTGACCTTTTTGCTATAGCGGTACGTATATCGCCCATTTGACCTACTTTATAAGCCTCACCTACTTTGTCAATTTCTTCCAACAAAGAGTAGTCTTTCTGTCCTGTTTGTCGGTATGCGCTATTAAAGGCTTGAATGCTCTCTGCGGTATAAAACTGAGGGTTGATTTGACCAATACCAGCATCCCCCGCTTGTTCTGCAAGCTGTTGGCGCAATGCCGCCGCTTTCCTTGGGTCATACTTGTTTACTACTTCTACCAACTCTGCATTATAGGTAGGACTGCTTCTGTCCAAGGCGCTTAAATCCGCTTTCAAAGCATCCTCTTTTTTCTCTTCGGTAGTACGTGTATCAGCACCTGTCAATGCACCCATGCCACGACGTAAGCCTTGAGCGGCTTGAGCGCCTCTAGCGAGCATACGTTGTTCGTAAGTAGCGCCTAACATAGGGTCAATAGGAGCCTGTGTAACGCCTGTAAGCAGGCCAGTTAAATCTGTTTTTGCCATTGTCTTTGTCTCCTATTAAACATCAAAAGGGTCTGAACCCTCGTCAAAAGCGCCATCGTATTCGCCGTCGCCGTAGTAGTAGCCTTTGTTCTCGCCCAGATAATCAAGCAACGAACCAAACAAACCACCGGCTAAGTCACCAGTAATAGGGTCTCTTGAACCAGTTACACCACCAAGCATAGCTTGTATTTGTTGCTGTCGTAGTTCGTTAGCAAGTTTTTCACCCTGCATCATACCTTCTAAGCCTTGGATAGCTGAAGTGCCATAAATGGAAGCACCTTGTCTACGTCCTGCACCTGCAATGTCCGCAGGAGTAGCCGCCGCACCAAACAAGTCAATAGCCTGTCGCTGTGGGTTATAACCTGCTGTCTGTAAACCTTGAGCCTGTGTAAGCAGACGGTCTTGTTCTGTACCGAACTGAGTACGTGCCGCTATCTGAGCGTTAAGCATAGCTTCCTGTCGTGCCTGCTCAAAAGCAAGCTGTTCAGGAGTACCACCGTACGCCGCTGTGCGTATACCCTGTCTACCTTGTGACAAAAGACCTTCCTGCATACGCAGACGTCGACGTTCTTCCTCAGGTTGCTGTGCGGCTCTTATCTGTTCGTACAGAGCCTGTGAGCCTGCCGCTACGTCCTGACCTACACCACCAAACAAACCCTGTGCCTGACCCAAGTACTGCGCCTGACGTGCTTGCTCTTCGGGAGACAGTTGTAAGTCTAAACCACCTTCGGGAGTAGTAGTTCCTGTAGCCAAACCACTAGTAACAGTGTAAGGTTTAAACTGAGCCAGTTCAGCACCTGTCTGACCAATCTGCTCGCCTGTTGCTAAGGCCGCTTGACCTGCCGCTAGTGCGCCTTCCTGTCCTTCCTTACCTAAGTAGTACTGCCCTGCCGTATCTAGTAGGTTACGTCCCATATTAAATAAACCGTTGCTCATTAGAACGTACCTCCGTTAATGGTTGTTGCCACAAGCTCTCCTGTCACAGTAACTCCTGTGTTAGTTGTCTCTAGTTTCTTACCGTTGTTGTAGTAAAGGTCTACAGCCTCGTTTGCAGTACACTCTAGGTATTTATCTGCGTTAGCTCCTTCCCTTGCTTGCATTAGTGTCAAAGTAGTAGCACCTGTAATAACTAAACCACCAGTACCTGTGTCCTCAATGTATGAGTTTGCACCTGTATGGTATACACTTAAATCGTTACCGTTACCAAACTGAGCCTTTACATTGTCGTTAAACGTCATGTTGCCTGTAACGACACCACCGTCTTTATTTAGCTTAGAAGAGATAGCTGACTCAATAGCAGTAAAGTCGTTATCAAAGTCAGCACCTTTAATAATCTTACCTGAGTCACCAGAGGGTAGCGAATCCTTAGCAAGATAGTTAGTTGTATATACGTAATTACTCATTAGAGCAGTCTCCCGATTAGAGCTAGTATGTCAATTTTTTGAATGGAAAAGTTACTGTTGTTAATTACTGCTTCAACACCAAAAGATATAGTAGTGCCTGAGCCGCTTGCGTTTACTGAAGGTCTGTTAATTGTAACACCTGAGTTGTATTCAGCAATCTGAAAGTCGTAGTCAGGCGGTGAAGGAGGAACACGGTCTGGGTCAGGGGTTGTGTCCTGCGAACCAAACTCACTTATACCAAACTGCCCTATAACGTCAGAACCAAATGTAAATGTTTCCTGAGAGTAACTGTCTTCGTAGTCATAACTCCACTTTAGTACTGCTGTAGACAACGCACCACCAATAACAGTAATACGCATCTTCTTCAGGAACTTTTCGTTAGCAGGAGCGCCGAAGTCTTGCTCATTGCTATAGTAGTTCATACGATAGCTGTTTCCTGCGTCCTGATAGCTTCCGTACTGGACGATACCCAGTGTATCCTTACCCATGTATAGGGTGCCGTTAGAAAGCCTCTCAAAGGCTGTAAGGGCTATTGCTGTCCATTTGGTTGCACGGTACGAACCGTCCTCTAAAGCACCTCGTAGGTCAAACACATAGACTTTATTAACAGCAGGTAAAGACAATAAGTAAAAAGCATTCTCAGGACTGTATACAGATTTAACTCCAGTAGTGTCTGAGGGTACATCTGCCATAAGGTCAGAACGTACGTTCTTACTGATGTCACGTAGTGGCTGTGACTTCTCCTGAATCAAACGACCTAACGACATAACACCACGGTCAGACAAAAAGATTAAGTCGTCCCCTGTTTGCTGTACGGAGTCTCTAGCAATACAACCAATGTCTATGATGTCTTCAAAAGCCATTGTGGATGCCGGAGAAGCCGCACCGTTGTACATAACAACCTGACGCTTACCGAAGATAACCAACCGACCATTAAACTCCGCCAAGGCCACAATGTCGTCAGCCTTCCATACACCACTAATGTCAATAGAACCTGAAGTACCGCCAGTCCACTGATGTCCACCGTGGTTGCTTGACGCTATGTCGGACGACCAGTAGACTGTGTGTGTATCGCCTACGATGTCAGCCGCCCATAGACGACCAAAAGCCGCAAGCACTGCGTTAGCTGACGGAGGTGTTCCAGTTGCGTGTTCGTGTCCTGCAATAGTCTCTAGCTCAAAACCAGTGCCAGCGTGGTCATGCCCTAAAAGCGGTAAATGATTCTTTTGAAACAAATAGACATGACCTGCAAGCGTAGCACCTTGCCAGTGATTAGCCGTAGGGGTGTACGCCGCTGGTGTTTTGTCTGTAAGTGTAGTAGTTCCTGTAAACAGCTTGTTGTTACCTGCGGATACTACAGTCTTAGTTCCGTCATAGTCTACAAATTCATAAATAGTTTCAAGAGGATTAGAGCCTAAGCCACCAGTGGATGTAGAGACCTGCGTGTGTCCCTGTCTGGCGGCAATACGACCCTGTTTGTCTATCACACAGTTGTCGGCTATCTTAGCAAAGTTGGCTGACATACCGACAGGAGAGTCCTGTGTATTCAAACCAAAGAAGCCGGGAGCCGCAACTGATAAGGGTTGTAGTTGTTTACTCATACGTCATACCATATAGTTTCTGTAGGGAAGCGAGCCGCGTCCATAGAGATAGCATCAGCCAAGCTAGACTTAGCCAAGGCATACAAAGCCTGAGCGGAAGCACCGCCAGTTTCACCACGTTCCTCTGCCGCCATTGCTGTAGCAAACTGAATCACAGGGAGGTAAGGAACAACGATATTGTCAGTTGCTTCTGTTAGTTCCTCTGACCTGTCTATAACATTAAACTTTAAGTTGTACACTTTGTCAGGTACAGGATAGAAAGCTACACCCATACCACCTACGTTCTCTACGTAGCCTGTGTACACATAGTTGTTAGGGACAGAGGCATTAGCTGTGTTGACAAACTTGTCTTCCTGTAAGCCTGCTTCAGTTCCTGCGTCTACAAAACACTTCTGTGTCTGGTTAGCTACTGACAATGTTTTAAACATCTGTGACACACCACTAAGGTTGTACTCACGTTGGTCTGCTACAGTGTCTACAGCTATCTCCTTACGCAGTACCGACCAATCCCACGAGTCCTCTACGAGACGTACAGCATCATTAACGTAGTCTCCTACTAGCTTAGCGTAGGTAGTGGACGTAACGGAAGCTACTTCGTCCTCACGTAACCTACGTAGTACTCTGTTTATTGCGTTTAAATAATTCATCCAAATAGGTTCCTGTTATCAAAGTCACTTGCAAAAGGGTTACTGTCTATATCTTCTACTAATTCTTGTGGTGCTTGTCTTGGTTGTGTACGTCCTACGTCCGTAAACTTAACTGGTGTAAACTTAAACAACTCTGAGCTAAACAAACCGTCCGTAGTCCGTGTGCCTGACGGCTGTGCCACTAGAGCGCCTCCTCCGGTCAGTAGAGCGTCTTTAACAGGTTGTAGTAGGTAGTCATCAATCTTACGTCCTACTTCCTGTACAGACTCTTTAAACGGCTCTGCGACCTCTGCTATTCCTGAGCCTACGTCTCTTACTACATCTTCCGTAGCAGACCCTACGTCACCTATTGTAGATAATACTGGGTCAGTTACGTCACCTATCTGTGAACCTACGTCACGAACACCTGACGCTATGTTACTAACTACATCACCAATAGCACCTAAGTCAATGTCTATATCAGGAGCATCTGGTAGTTCTACACCAAAGCCGCCACCTTCCTTGACATACTCCGTTAAGCCTGACTCTAGTGCGTCCTGTATGTTACCACCGCCTGCTACAGTTCCTATGGCTTCCTCAACACCGGCTATAAAGTCAGGGTCATCCAACAGTTCCTGCGGTACACCTGCCTTTCCTAGTGCGTCTGTTATTGCTTCTGCCCCTCCTGCTTCCAGTATAAGGTCAGTAGGGTCTCCTGTAATTGCTGACGTAACAGCCGCTTGAGTTAAGTCTGTACCGATGTTAAACTTATCCATACCAAACGATGCGAGATTAGCCCAGTCTTCAGACTTTAGTGTCTCACCTGATGCCAGTTTTATACCAGAAAACAAAGCCTCTGATTGACCTCCTGTTGCAACATTAGCAATTAAGCGAGCGCCGGGGATAATAAACTGGTCTCTAAACTGTACCCACTCAGACGACTCAGGGATAGGCTCATTATTAACCGCCATTCTATCGAAGTATTGTAACTGTTGTATTGAGTTAGCTGTTTTAGGATAGTAAATATCTTCAAACGCAACACCAAAAGTCTCAGGGTCTTCAGGATTACCTACTACTAATATATTGTCGCCTGCTTCGTAATCAGAAGCGTTAGGGTCTCTATAAATACTATCTATCTTTTCAGAACCACGGGGAGCTTTTATTTCAAAAAGAAACCTATTGCCTCCCGTCTTCTTTTCGTTTAAGTTGTACTCATTACGCCAAGCTGACTCATAGTCTTCTTTGCTAATCTTTTCGTTTTCGTACTGGTCTAACAAGTAAGCGGCTCTGCCTGAAAAGTCTGCCTCGTTATAGCTTTGTTTAAACTGCCCTAAGTTCCCTTCTTCCTTAAGTGTGTTTAAAGAGCTAACAAAGTTATCTTGCTGTTCTAGGAAGTTATCCGCTATCAGGGTATAAGCATCGTTAGTAGTGTCTCCTGAATCAAACCAATCCTGAGCAGTCTGAACGTCAAGACCTCTACGCAACATTTCGTTATAAACAGTAGCTCGTTCGTATTCTTCTGTATCTCCGCTTACTAGACGACCACCAAATCTATCGTACTGTCCTGCTTCCGGTGTCTGAAAAACAACATCTTCAGTAGGTACTTCCATGTAGGGCAGGTCATCTTCTTGTTGGTCAAAGGCACTTTCTAAACCTGTAGCCATTACTTAACCCCCTTTGTCTTTTCGTATGTACGTAAACCACCTAACCCAAGCATACCCATAAGAACAGGTATCATAGTAGACAAATCTATAAGGGGAACAGCGATTGCTGAACCGGATAAAGCAAGCGTAAAGTTTGCCATCGGTATAACAAGGAAGTTACCCGCCATTCCAAGGCAACAAGTCCAACCCACAGCGGGTCTCCAACCTGCGACAAATAAGTCTTTATGCTTTGCTTCAGTTTTGTTTACCTCTATTTGTGCCTGTGCTATTGTGTGTACTTGTGTGGCAATCTCGTGCGCTATACGTTGCTTAGTATCAGCGTCAGGTATTACCTTGTCTAATATGGATGTTACTGGCTGTATGAGCGCACTGATGATTGACATTATTTTCTTCCTATAAGCTGTTGTACTGTGTCGGACTCGTAGATACGAATACCCATCCAGATGATTGTAAACAATGACGCAACAGGTGGTAGCCAAGCCGCTACTGACATTATACCTGTCGATACTGCTACTACATCTAATGCTTGTTTAGTTTCCTCAACCATGATAAATCCCTTTAGTTAGTAAGTGGTGTCCACCCAGTATTGCCGGTAGTTGATGTTTTAGTGTAAAGATTACCTTCAGCATTAGAATCAGTACGTAAGTACAACGAACCAATGTTTGCTGTAACAGCTCCGTTAGGTGTTCCTGAGCCTGTTGTAATAGTAACAGCGCCACCAAGTGTGAGAGCTGAAGGGTTAGTCCCTATCTCTACTACATTAGAAGCGTTGTCCTCTGTGTATAACCTTTTGTCTATTGTGTTGACAGCTAACTCGCCTGTGTCTAAATCTCCACTAGAAGGAGCGGCGGAAGCTGTCGTACTATACTTTGTAATTAATTTAGTAGGCACAATGCCCTCCTTTACAATTAGTTAATTAAACCGATGTTCCATCTGCGTACTTCCACGAAGAACCTACCCAGAATATAACCTTACCTAAGTTAGTGTCCCAGTAAGTAAATCCAACATCAAAAGAGTCTAGAGTTGGCCTGTTAGCTGTTGTTCCTGACCTCGAAGAACCAAGAGCTTTCCATTGTGTTCCGTGATTAACGCCTGATATGTTTAAATATTGTGTTGGTAGATTAGCCCCTGCTGTTTTATTATAAACAACCTCTCCGTAAGCGCCTCGTCGAGTAGGCTTTGCTGTAACAGTCTGCCATGAGTTACCTGTCTGGCTAGAAAACTGAATAGATGACCCAAAGTTTACGAGATATAAATTGTTATCTTCATCGTATGCGCTTGGGTCAACATCGTTACTATTCAGGGTAACACTTAAGCCACCTGTAGATATACCACTAAAGCTAAAGGGATATGTAATAGCAACTGTCTCAGCGGTAACATCTGCCCTTGCCGTAAAAGAGTTGCCATTCATTACAACCCTAGCTTTAGGAGCCGCAGTACCTTTTGCGCCATAAGCAATCAACTTATTGCCGGTTGTGTTTGTTATTTCCCGTAGTCGAACCCTGTTGTCAGCGCAAGTCACTGAGGCGTTAGCTTCGTCATCCTCAAACCCAAAGATGTCAGCAAACCAGAACGCATAGTGATTACCTTCATTTTCGTCAAGATTAACACCCCAACCATCAACGTAGTTATTAGTCCAACCACTTGATAGACAACCATCAACGTAAATGCCGTGACGACCTGCACCATTCAAATGGATACCTGTGCCTGACCAACCACCTCCGTTTAAAACTCTAATCGCTGTACCTGTACAAGTACTTGCCTGTACAAAATCGGTAATCCAAGCATCGGTAGCTTTGCCTTGTACTTGATTATCCGACGAGTCACGTGAGTAATCCAACGAACCGCTCTGAAACGCTCCGTAATAGTGTGTTATACCGTTTAACGAGTAGCTTAGTGGACTAGAGTCGCCTGTAGGAGTAACACCTGATTTATATACTCTATTGGCTTTAAAGTGGTTACCTACATGATTACCCGCAAAGTCACCATTAGATTTTTGTAGATTAAAGAATATACCGTAGCCAGTCGTGTTAGCCGTGTTGCATTCGATGTAGCTTGCCCATGCTTGAAACATAATGCCGTGAATCGGCGCACCTCGATTGTCCTTACGGCTATCAGCATCTAACAGTATTTTACCTATGTGGATAGGGTTGCCTACCTGTGCGCCGTCTACCCATGCTTTAGATATAAGTATTGAGGCTATGTTGTAAGTTAAAGCGGTTGCGCCGCCGCCGACTTCAGGGTCGTAATAGGTCATGGTGTGTGTACTGGTAAAGCTAGACCCTGCTTTAATAACGCAACTGGCTTCTTGGTTGTTAGCTGTCTGCCCCGCTATGCCACTAAAGTCTCCTACAATAAGAGGGGCGTTAGTTATAAAAGTTCCGCTCGCCTCTTCCAGAACAACTTTGTTATTGGTAGCATACGTAAAAGCAGCTTGTAACGCAGAAGTATCATCCGTTACACCATCACCTACAGCGCCAAAGTCATAAAAAGATTTACTTCCACGAGTAAGAACTACAATTTCGTTAGCGCTGTTTTTTGTGTACAGTTTCTTATCAGTTACGTTGACCGCTAGTTCGGCTACCTCAAGGTTACTTGCAGAAGGAACCGCACCAACAACTGTACTATTTTTTGTAATTAGCTTAGTAGGCATGTCGCCCTCCTAGTTTATCCATCTACAACACCAAACGGTTCCCAAACAGCAGTACCACCCTGTGCTGAATCTCCAAACCCTCTAACACGGCAGATATAAGCAACAGCCGCGCCTGTAGTTGAGGAAGGCGTGATGTCGTAGAACCTATCGCCGTTGTAGTAGTAACCTGTAGTAGGCAAAGGAGCGCCTGTATATGTCCTACGTGTTACTCTTGTTGTTGTACCGTCCGCTGTTGTCCTGTAGCGTATGTCCGTACTGCCTAAAACAGCGGGAGAAACAGCCTGTAAAGGCTTAACGTACAGTGTATCGTAACCTAAACTGTCGTTGTCGCCTACCTCCCACTCACCGCTACCTAAAGAGCCAACAGTACCCTCGTTAAGTATCATGTAGTTATCTTCAACAACTTGCGATACGTCTGTCAGCCTAGTGCTTGCTGTCGTTGCTAAGTAGTACTCACCGCTAGTAGACGATGCAGTCCAAGTACCTAATGTAGTACCTCCTGCCGCCCTTGCGGGTATGTAAGCAATGTTACCGTCAACAAAATTCCACTCTGCGCCCTCTGC